TTACGGGCGTTGATGCTGATGTTGCGCGCGATAGCAGCCTCGTAGGCTGCTTCGTTTTCGACGTAGTGTTTCCAAGTTGCCATGATCGTCTCCTTGTTTGCTAGTTGGCAGATAATCAGAGGCGACCAATATCGACGATGCGATCTTTGGGGCCGAGGCTCTTGGTCGCAATCTCGCGGGCGGTTGCCTTGTCCTTCGCGCACACGATGATGATTTCGTTGGCGCTCGTAAACGCGATCCATTCTTTAGCCATTTGGTCGTCTCCTTGTTTGCTAGTTCGTGTCACCACCATACAGCCCGCCCCACCTCATGCAAGCAGAAAAATGCGCTTGACGCAAAATTATTTCACAAATAGACAGATCGAACCGAAGCACAGGAGGATGCCGTGAAGGCGCAAGATTTAATCAGACAATGGGCGAAAGACGGCGGGCGCAAGCTCGGCTGGCTGGCCGACCAAATCCCGGTCGCGAAGTCCAGCATGTCACGCTGGATGCAGGGCGGCATCGTGCCGGGCGCGATCTACCGCAACCGCATCGCCCAGATCACCGGGCTGGAAAGCCTGCGCGACCGGGAGCCGTGGAAATGAACAGGTCGGAAATTTTGGACACCGCCAAAGAGTACGTCACCAAGGATCGGCAGGAAGCGCACGGCGACGCCGAGGCCAACTTCGGTCTGATCGCTGCCTACTGGTCGGCCCACCTTGGGCGGAACATCAAGCCGCACGACGTCGCCGTCATGATGACGCTGTTGAAGCTGGCACGCGCCAAGTCGAACCCGGCCAACGCTGACAACTGGGTCGACGGCTGCGGCTATCTGGCTTGCGGCGGTGAGATTGCTGACAAGGAGAAAGACATGCAGGCCAAGATGCTGGTCGGGTTGAGGGGCGAGGCTCTTTGAGGCCAGACAGGACTGAGGCAGAATGGCATTGCCTGCGTGTTGCGGCACGCGGGCAAGAGCCAACGCACGCAGAAAAGGTGGCGACAATTTTTAGTGTTCAAGAGCTGAAAGGTTACATGCTGCAACTGCGAAAAGAACTTCGGTTAGATGCCGATGCTAGGGCGGCCATTGATGGCAGGCTTTCAGAACTGGAAGTTTTTTATGGGCGAAAATTACGATAAGTCATTGGCCGCCAGCCAAACTTCAAACGCTTGCCACGCTGCATCACAGCCCAGCGCAACGCAGGCAAACGCGCCAGTCTTGGCCGATGCCGCGAGATACTCTTTCTGACCGTCTTGCCATTTTCCCAGCGTCGGATCGCGGCGCTTCAATTCGCAAACAAAGGCCACCCGCGCCGGGATGATGATGTCCGAGGCTCCCGGCGTCATGCCTTCAGCCTTGTGCTTTGATACTGCACCAAACTGGCCGCCGGTCCGCAGGCCCTCATTGCGCGGATGCAACGCCAACCGTCCCCATGTTTCTGGATGCAGGCGCCGCAACCGACCGAAGAACGTGATCTGTTCTTGCTCCTCTGTCGGGCATTTGCCACGGAACTCCAGATCACCAAATGTCAGCACGCCATCCTTAGCGATGTCCTGAAAATCATTGAGCCGCATGTTGTTCTGCCTCGCTAAATGGATCCCACTCAATTTCCGCAACGCTTGGCGCTTCCGGCTCTATGTCCTCCGGGCGGTTATAGGCGCGGATGTCAAAAAACCCGCTTTCAACGTCTTTGCGATATGTCACGGTCCTTGGCGCAACCGTTCCGCCCTGCGTTGCTCCGTCAAAGGCGTTCCACTGAGACTGCCCTCTGATGTGCTTGGCCTCTGGCATCACCCAAGTCGTGAATTGTCTGTAAGGCGTTACCCATTCGACGCGCAGGGTCTTGTTGCCGCTGCGGCTGATGCTGGGTAATGCCGACATGCTGACAACGCGGTCAGTCTGCCATCTCGTGGGGTCACGCTTCAGCGCCTTGAAGTCTGCAACCAGTTTCTCATTGGGGTCAACGATCTCCCCCTTGCAGGATGTGCAGTATCGAGCTGCGATGTCGTTATCTCCACCGCAATGCGGGCACTCTTTGAATGTCCACCGATAGCCGCAGCGCTGATACTCACCACGCCGCCCAACCCGCTCTAGACCCATGCAGCGCCGCCCATAATGCACTGGGATCGGCCCGAAGTCCGACATCACCTGTTGACCGTCAAGATCAAGTGCATAACCCGCCTCGTCGTGCTGGTAATCCAAATACTGCGGATTGGCTGTGAACGTGTTCTCATATGAGCAAGAGGGGCAGAGGCAAGTTATGCCACCACCCACCCCGCCAGCCTTACCAGCCTTAACCACCGGCGCGAACAGATCGCCATCCGGGCAATGGTCTTCAAGGTTGGTCGTATAGTCCAGCACAAGGCAGTCCGTCTTGCCCTCATGCAAGCGCAGCCCGCGCCCAATAATCTGCTGCAGGAGACCTATGCTTTCGGTCTTGCGAAGGATGGCGATCAGATCGACGTGGCTGGCGTCGAAGCCAGTGGTCAGCACTGAGACATTGACCAGATATTTGATCTGCTGCGCCTTAAATCGCTTTAGGATGCTGTCGCGCTGGGCCTTTGGTGTCCCCCCGGTGACGATCTGTGAAAGCTCTGGCGGCAGGCTGGCCATGATTTCGTGCGCGTGTTTCACCGTGGCAGCGAAGAACATAACGCCTTTGCGGTTAGCCGCCTGAGCCACAACATCGCCCACAATCGCCGCCGTTTTGCGACCGTGGCCGTGATAGGCCCTGTCCACTGCATCAGCATCAAACTGGCCACGGCTGTTGAGCGCAAGCCCGCTTGTATCGTAGCCGCTGGCGTTGATAGCACCGATCACCGGCGGCGTCAGATATCCCATGCCGATCAGCGCGCGTGCATCTATTTTGTAGACGCACTTTGCAAAGTATGGATCGCGCGCCGTGTCCTCACCGTTTATGCGTCCGGTGTCCTGCTCGCGGAAAATCCAGCCAGACCCAAGGCGGTAAGGCGTGGCCGTCAGCCCACAGACGCGCAGGTTTGGGTTGCCTTCGCGCATCGCTGCGATGATCTCACGCACCGTCGGCGTGATGCCGTGCGCCTCGTCGATTATGACCAAAGCATAACCGTTGGGCCCTTGCATTTGAAAGCGGCTGATCTTGTTCTTGACGGTCAGCGGAGAGCCAAACACCACAGGGTGCCGCAATTCCTTCATGCCTGCGGTGGCTGAGAAGGTGCTGGCCCGGTTTCCAGTAGCCAGAAACTTTTCGCGGTTCTGCATCACCAGCTCAGCACTGGGCGCAAGGCATAGCACGCGCTTTCCCGTCATACCGTGGATCACGCGGGCGATCTCGGCGATGATGTGTGACTTTCCCGCGCCCGTAGCCGCATCAATGACGAACGGTGCCGCGCTGCGCTTCATCCACTCCAGCGCCGCATCTGCCGCGTCCTGCTGATATGGGCGGAGTGTCATTTGACCACCCAATAGCTTGAAGGTTTGCCGCGATACGGTTCAAGATCGGCATTCGGGATCAGCGCTTTGACAGCCTTGGCATAGGCAATCGCGCCTGCTTTTTCGATCTTGGTCAGCCTGCGCCCGGCAAAGATCACGTCCTTTTTGTCGGCGATCCGCACCATGTCTGCCAGCAATTCTTTTTTGCGTTCTTCTGCCCGGTCGATGGCTTCGCAGATCTGGTCATATTCTGCAGCAATGCGATGTGCTTCTGGAGTGTCGATAATGGGACGCCTTGGCTCAAGGTGGATCGCAGGATTTTCCCGCTCAGCCAAATACTCCGCATAAAACTGTCGCAGCTTGGGCAGGTTTTCGTCCACCCAATCGCCATCACAAGCAACAGTTTCCATCGCCGTATCGCGAGGCGACCATTGATAGAAACTCCACCACGACCGATCCGTGACCCACATAGAAAACTGTATCTGGTCGTAATAGTGCGGCTGATCTGCCAGCGACTTAAACGCCGGTGCTTCATCTTTCCGCATGCCAAACGGGCATTTGATTTCCAGACCACCACCGTCGCCAATCAGCCCATCTGGACTGCATCCGGCCCAGTCCTCGCGCGTAATAAAGCCGACAGCCTCAACGGCGTTGCCCGTTTCCATGATGTATTCAGCCAGCGCCCCAGCCTCATTGCGCGTGCCGTATTCGGTGGCGATGTTGCCTTCAAACTCTGGCTCTGCCCCGACCCATTCCCGCACCATGCGGCGCATCACGTCGTCGCGCGTGGCATAGGGTGCATGGCCCAAGATCGCCCCCACAGACGATGCTGTGATACGGCCTCTACGTGCTGCGTGCCATTCTTCTGTCCGCTGTTCCAATTTTGGCTCCTGTGTGTTTTGATGGTGTTGCCAGCGCCGCGCCTCTGAATGCTCAGGGTAATCGGCCACTCCCACCTTCGTGGCGCTGGCAACTTTGTCCCGGCTTAGATCAACCAGACCGGAGCAAACGGAATTTCATCGTCAACCAGTCCGGGCTTGGCATAACCGCCACCTCGCTGAGTGCCGAAGTCATCACGCGATCCAGTTGCTGCAGGAGCACTATTGGTCGGCAGTGGCTTGGCCTCGGCAACGTGAATGTCCTTCGACGCTTTGGATGCCACCGCTGACACCCAGTTGCCATGCATCATACCGCCGTTTCGCGTGTCCGGCATTGACCAGATCATCATAGTAGCGACCATCGGCTTGTTGGTCAGGTGCAGCAGATCGTCGTTGGTCGGGCGCCCCGGCTTTGCAGTCAGCTTACCGCCTGCGTTGGCGTCAATGGCTGCCAGCATCTTGCGGGCTTTGTCGCGCTTTTTCAGGCCGGACGCCTCGTCCTTTGAACTTGG